ATTTCAATCGCAAATCCCTTCTTAAATCGTTTTCCCCACCGCTTTTTGTAAATGGTTTAAGTTCATCAATGCCCACCTTTTTTATCGGCATGTCAAAGTGTTGATTCACTCTAAAATCTCTTTCATTTCCAAAAAAGTTGGACCCCACAAGTTCTATTCCTAAACCCACGCCTCGTTCGATGAACAAAGCGTTGATTAAAATAACCATGAACTCTTCTGAAGATATTTGAGCGCGCAAAATACCGATGTAGTTGTAATAATCATCAGATTCTAATGTATTATTATCCAACCTTTTGTTCAAGCTTTTCAAAATCCTATGCAAAATTTTGAAATACGGACCTAAACTACTGTAAACACTTTTGTACTGTTCGTTGATTATTTTCAAAGACGTATCTTCTTTTGTAACCTTATTTCCTAAACTGGGTTCATATGGTTTTTCTTCTTCAAATTTTGGGCCTTCGCTTCTCATGGTTCTTATTATGCTATTTCCTAAAACTGGGATTGGAATATAACCGTAGTCATTTATAAAATCATTTCCCGAATCATTGTATATAGCATTTGAATAAAGCTTTTCAAATATTTTTTCTTTTTTAACCACGGATTGCTGTTTACTGAATAATTCTAGCAGATTATAGAACTCTCTATTCGCATCATCGATATTCTTCCTATCTATACCGGCTTTTTTATCGGCTTCGTATTTCTCTCTGTTCTCTTGTTGTATTTCGAGTGTATTTTTAAAAACGCGATAGGTTAGAATCGGACCTATCAAAGACAAGTAAATTTTCAACAGTTCACTTCTACTTAAATTAATTTTCATACTATCAACTTTAGTATGAAGAACTACAGAATAATAGATATCACCAATATACGGCAAAATGACAATTGTTACTAGAGCAACTCCAATGACCACTAATAATTTCCAGTTTTTTGAAAAAATTTGTAAAATAATACTCTTAGTTTCTTTTTCTTC